ACTCACCTCTAATCGTTTTGTAACTGTAAACATTATATCTCCTAAATATTATATGCACTTTAATATTTGCTATGTATTACATTAAAAGGCTTTAACGTACTCTTATCACTTACGTTTACTATCTTTAATTATAAGCTATAAGCATACGAAATTCAAAATAATTACAAATACACGCAACATATACAGTTATGTAAATACTATAAGTTAATGTTTGCAACAAAATATAATATTTCAAATCTAATATTTGACGAATATTTGACGAAATAAAAAAAGAGGGTAGCAATTACGCTACCCTCTAATACGTTTAGTCTAATTCAATTAATCGGTGTAGTTCGCCGTTTACAAACCACATTTCACACGTTACGTTATCGCCATCTTTTAGAGTGGCCATATATAACCCCTCTTTCCAACTGTCAATTAACAGTTGATTGTTACAATCCGTGCAACTCGGAGATAGTTAGATCACCATTCCTTTACTGTGTAAAGTGCGCTACCGCCCTCTAAATGTTGTCCATTGAAATGTGTTAACACTTCAAATTTACCTGCTTGATAGCCTATGGTTTCATAGGCTTTTTTATCTATCAAAGTAACACCAGCTTTTATCTTGTGGCCTTTGTTTAGATTGATTTTGTACACATCGACTTTCTGTTCATCAGTGTTAGCAACTACTGCGGTTCTATCAGATTTTTCTGTTGCTGCTTTAGGTACATTAGGATTGCTATGTGCAATATCCTGTTTTACCTTTTCTGTAGCAACTTCCACTGTTGGTGCTTCTGTGTAATATGTCGCTATCGGTTGAGTTCTTTCCTTTTTGGAAATAACTTCCTGTGCTTCTGTTTCGGTAACATGAATTGCTTTTGACAATTCTGTAGGTGATTTAGCCTGCTCTTGTGTGAGTACAATAGGTTTTTCTAGTTGCTTTTGTTTGTGATGATATATCAATACACCAACAATAGCGATAAAAACGCATAGGGCAATCGCTATGGCTATTTTATAGTGTTCCTTGATAGTTTGTACCAACTTACTAATTAACATGGCTTACACCTCGTTTAATTCGTTTTGTAGCATTTCTAGCGCTCTAAACTTTTCATCTGCGAAACGTTCATTCAAATTATCACGCAATGCACTATTATTCCATTCCGCACTCATACATACATCATAAATGCAAGCGATTAAATCATAGTCAAACCGCTTATCATCAACGTATGACAAATTAGGCAATTCTAAATTTAAAGCCTTTTCCATTAACTTTAATGCATCGTTGAACATATCAACGATATTGCCTACACCATATTGTACTGTTCTGCTCCATATCACATCTTTCAATGTATCGGAGTGTTTATCTACGTGGAACATATTGTCTTGTAATAACTTACACGCTACATCGTAGTATTTAGCTTTGATATAGTTATGTTGCATTTGTGCAAATCCTTGTCTATCAATAGTGCCTAGTTCTTTCCATTGTTCGATAAATTCATCACTATTGATTTCACCGCTATCTACCAATGCTCTTGCGTAGTCTGTATAAAATCCACCTTGCCGTAATCCCCAACCTAGAAATTCATCAACGCTACCGCAATTACTAGCTAATTGATATGTGCCGTAGGAAATACCGCCTGCATCATTAACCCCACTTGATACACAAGCAGGGTCGCCGTTACTTTCATATACCGCACTCAAACTCCCTAATTCATTCATTTCTCTAACTCCTTTTTTTCAATAACACTACCCTCATTCATATATTGGGAACGCTTAACACTACCATTAGCACCAATATAACCGCTTAACGCACCGACTATCACACTTGCCAAATCCTTTTGTTCAAGATAAATAGTCATGATTAGTGCAGCGGATAATGCTATCAATGTTACGGTGTCCTCATAGTTAATCTTCATTTAATCGCTTCCTTTACCGATTTGACGAAATCAATCACCTGTTTAAATAGCCCTATCGCACGTTTAAACCACCTCGTTTCTACTAGCTCAAGTTCAATCATATTCTCCACGCACGATGCCAGCTCAATAAATATAGGTATCAAATACAACAACGTGCATAGGAATACATCAACACGGCCCAATACAGGTACTACTACATCAGGCAACGTTAATAGAATGAACGCCAATAAAAAAAGCCACGGATAGGATTTGACTAATTTCTTAGTCATATCCGCTCGTAGCTTTCCGCTTACTAAAAATCGTTTAGGTTTTCCGTCAATTTCTACTACCGCCCAACCTCTCCATAGGATAGCTAGTATAGTATTTTTGATTGTAACTTCTCTCTTTGTTGCTAGATTGTAATTCCTTGCTTCCACTAATACTCGTAAAACTGTATCTATAAACACAAGAATAACTGTTGTGAATATAGCCAATGATATGCGTACTGCTTCACTCACATTAAACACCTCGTTAAATATCGGAATAAAGATTTCTACCACTATTCGTCTCCCTCGTCTCTTTCTGATAACACAAAACTTACGGAAATATTTGGCGGATTTCCGTCAAAACTTTTATCTCGTGTTATCCGTGAATTATTCCCTATTACAGTAAACGTTGCTTTCACATTGCGTTCTAAATCTACGATTACAGTTACAAACTCCCCTTGATTGTCTGATACATTAAATGTTGCTCTATCGCTACCACCACGGCCAACATAAGTGCCAAGAAACAGATCGTAACTCCCTTTTGGTAAAAATAATGTTTTACGTTCTTGAGTTGTACTTCCGTTAAAAATAGGAAAAAACTCATGCAATTCTTGTTGTCCTCTAACTGGCGATGTTAATATCCCGTATTTATTAGTGCCTATTTTTACTAAACCGATACTAATAGCATTAACAACACTTTTGCCTTTCTCCCATAGTGTAGCGTAATATTTTTTACCATCAGCTTTTATTTCTATGTTTTTATCGCCTGCCACATTAAGGCTTTCTGTTAAATCAATTCTATCAGTTCCGAGTATCAATTGTTTAGCCATTAACCCCTACCTCTACTGTTCCTTTAGCACTCCACAACTGCAACTTACTATTTAACGATGTTTGTACTCTTCCCCAGCTACCCCATTTATTGCCCATGAAAGCACGATGATAAGTTTCACCATTTAATGTATGTAGCGTGTGGTCGATTAGTTTGCCCTCTCCAAAGTTAAATACAATTAACATACCTTGCTTATGTGAACGTGGTGGATTGTTAGCACCGCCATCGAAATTAATTTCATAGCACCCTTGCGTTGTGAGCGTGTTCCAGTCTGTTGCGGTATCTAATTTAGAGTACGGAAAACCAAATGAACCTGCATCACCTTTTTTAACGAATAATTCATCGGATTTATTTTTGCTGTAAACGGCGGTGTCATAATGTTTTGTAGTTAATACTGTGTAGCTATCTGTACCATCATAGTGTTTAAATTCTTTGCCTTTAACATATGTATTAACAGAATCATCACCAAATTCAACGTTGCCAGCGGTAGATACTTTAGCCATACCAACACCATGTCCATCAGGTTTATAACCTTCAATCAATGTATTGTTAGCCATTTTAAGCGCACCACTTAATGTACCACCAGTTAATTTGAGATAATCAAGCGTTGCCAATCGAGCCGTATTGATTGAATTTTGATAATCTCGGTTTGGATTGCCTACGTAAATATCTACTTGATGCCGTTTACTAGGTTTTTCTGTTAGCACCGCAAAATAGAATTTACCATTACAGTATGCTATATCTTCAATTTCAGTAGTTCTATTGATTTCGATGATTTGTTTAACTGTGCCAAATGGTGTACATTCTACCAAACTACCGAGCGTTGCACTCATAATACAGCCGTTAAGCATTAATGCCCCATTGTTGTTAAAGTCATCGTATTGGTAATCAATTTGATACGTTTTCATTTTCTTAAAATCATCATTGTACAAGTTGACTTCGCGTAATCGTTGTTGACCGCTAATTGGTACAATGCTCACATAAGTTCGTGTAATAGGATCATATCCAATATTAAATACACGTTCATTCAATGTGATAGTCTTTTCAAATGTCATAGTATCCGCATTAAATACAGATAAGTTATTTCCATTCTTCAAGCCGTTAGCAAGATAAATTTTATTCGTGTATGTGTTGTAGCACATGGTGTTACAGTGGCCCATTCGTTCTTGGTCACTAAACTTATACGTACCTACAATCTCAAATGTATCTGGATTGAGTTCATATATATTTTGCTTTGTGCCATCGCTATTAATACAAGCTAGTACAAATACATTCTTTTTATCGTTGTAGGTAAAGCCTTGACATTGGTTGACCTCATCGCCGTATTGGATGTTTTTAACAAAGGCGATGTTGGATGCACCTTTAAGCATTGGTGTTTCAGTAGGATAGAATGGCTTGATGTTATTGTATGTACCCATATCCATAACACTATCAACAGTATCAAATGAAACATGCTCATTCACTTTGTAGATGCCATTAGGGATTAACAATATTTTGTTTTTCAAATTATCGTTAGCACGTTTGAATGCTGCCGTATCATCAGCTACACCATCGCCAACTGCCCCAAAGTCTTTAACGGATACGATGCCATACAAGCTATCTTTAGGTACAAACTTTGTATCGGCTTCGGTTTTTGTAATCAAACCACCGCCATTAGGTAAGGCGATTTGTTCCGCTTTACTTGCAGCCGTTTCTGCACGTTTCGCCGCATCAGTTGCCTTAATAGCGTTACTTGCGATTGATGTTTGTTTATTATCAATGTCGGTTTTTAAATTACGTGCTTGACTAACTAACTCATTAATATCACGCTTATCAACTGTTGTTTGTCCTGCATATGCTTTCGCATCCGCCACTAGCTTTTCTGCTTTTGTTACGTTAGCACTAGATGTATCAAGTGCGGTATTGCTAGTCGCTAGTTTATCGTCAACTGTACGGCTTAATTCTGTGATTTCACCGCCTAGCGTTTTTATCGTTTCTGCATCAGCGTTAATAGTATCACTTTCGGCTTTGATTTTTTCGTATGCATTGATAGCATCATTTGCTGCCTTTGTCGATGTATCTACAATTTTCCGTGCAACTGTTGTTGCATCCTCATCACTACCTACACGGATTAATAAGGCTCTATTCATTTTCTCCTGCATTTCTTGCAAAATCAATGTTACCTTATCTGTCATGTGTTCGATATTTTGGAAAGGATACTCATCTGGCAAATCCGTATCTTGAGTGATTGGTGTTCTACGTTCAAGAATAATCTTGTGAGTATTATCTAACGGATCACCATCAGCAGGATATGTTAAAGTTTTGTTTTCTTTGTCATAATCGATGTTTCCTATTTGCACGCTTTCTGTGCCATTAGTATCAACAATGATTAAGGCTATATCTTCAACTTTATTGAAATCATACGGCCATATCCATTTTTTGTTAACTCCATCACATTGATAAACTACACTAGGTTTTTTGACTTCTGGTATCATATTTGTTCCCCTTTTCTAATTAAATAGGACTACCCATAATTGAGTAGTCCTTATTTATTAATGCTTGTCTTTCTTCTTAGATTTTTTATCTTTCAATCGTCTATCAAACATGATAGCCATAATGACATCTTCTAGTTTTGCATCCGTGTCCGTTAGTGCAAATTTAGCTAATGTCCATAGTCCATCTGTTACAGTATCACTGAACCCTGTAATTCGGTTAGATACTTGTGATAGGCTTCTACCTACATCCATAGCACCTTTATTAGGCGATACAATTGCACTGCCTACATCATATAGTTTTTCAACGATTGATGCGGCCATTACTGTATTCCCTTTATTGAATACCTTTTCACCTAGAATGTATTTCATAGCCATGTTGGAAATATCACGCACAATAGGTACACCCATAGTAGCTTGTGATACTAATTCTTCCCCAAAGGATTTCGCCAAATCTTCAGGGCTATCATCATCTCCATTTGTCATGGCTTTGTATACCATCATACCTAGTGCTTGTGCAGTCAAAGTCCACCATAGCATACGCACGAATTGTCCATAGTCGCCTTTGTCTTTCCGTGCATAGTTCCCCTCAGCAATGATATTGTACAAAGTGTTAGCGTAGGAATAGAACGGTACAAATAGTTGAGTGAGTGCATTTCTTGAACGTTGGATGCCTGCACTGTCTTTTGTATCGCCACTACCGAATATATCTCTTACGGCTCTATCGCCAGCACTAATAGCTTCCTGTTCTACAAATTCTGCCGTTACTCCCTCAACGCTTTGTAACTCTAGTACTTTCTTATCGTACGCAAATTTCCATATAGGAATAGACAAGGCAAAATCAGTTTCTGTTAATAGTCTAAATCCCATTTGGTTAATATCATCACGGATATTAGCTAATTGTTCAGCCTTATAACCACCAATATTTGTATCACCTATGCGTAAGCCTTTACCATCAATGGATAAGCCTTGCTTCAAATCCTTATCTAGTGTTTGAACACGCTCCCTCATAAAGATTGATTGAGATAAAACAAAATCACGTGTTGCGTTGTACTTGGCTGTACCTACACCATAGAACCCAATACCTGCATCACTAATTGCTTTGAGTGTATTTCCTACACCGATACGATACATGGCAACAGGAATGTTCAACGCATTTTGTAAAGCTACTGATACACGGCCAGCCATAACTGCGGTAGAGGTATTTTTCTTGAGTGTCATTACCAATCTCCCCCATGCATCGAGTTTTGCTGCTTCATCTTTCCAGTTATCCCTAACCCATGTACGCAAGAATTGATATGTTTCCATACCAAATTTATCAACGATATATTCTTGGAAACGGCTATTACCAATTAGCTTATTTACATCCGTTACTGCTTTACGCATAGTAACGTGATTAATAGCTTCCGTAATAGCGTTAGGGATTACATCGAAGTCAAGCATTAGTGATTTACCCTTAACCACATCCAAACGTGATTTAGTAGCACCCATGCCAGTACCGAATATCGCATTACTAGCAATCATCGTTTTAGCAATATCCTCTGTTTGGAAATCGGATACTTTAGCACTTACTTTAGGATTGTACACAATAGGGAAATATTGACCTTCTATTACTCTACCGCCAATTGTGAATGTAATACCTTTTTCTTTCTTCAAAGGATTACCATACAATTCCTCTTGTACCTTACTACGCTCTTCATAGAATGAATTGATATGTTCCCATGTACGAATTACAAATTCCCAATCCTTATCGGTCATGTATTCTTGGAACGCTCGTTCCATTTCTACTTCATTACTTTGGATAGTTTCTAATGCGCGTTGTCTATTCTTTTCTGTTCCCCAGTTTAATGCAAGCATGATAATTTGCTCTTTGGTAACGTTGCGTAATTCGCCTACGTTATATAGATGATCATTGCGAACATCAAATAGTTGTTTCTTAGAATATACTGCTTTTACATCTCTGGCCAATCTATACATAGATTTTTCTTTGTACTCGTTAAATTTCTGAGTAGCTTTATTAATTGGCTCGTAAATATATCTAACTGCAGGGCCATTCTTTCCGCCATCCAATCTGCGTAAGAATGTTTCGGCTTTCAATAATGATAAGTTAAAGTTATTCAATGTGTTAGACAATGCATCTGCACGGCTGCGGTTGTTTAACTCATTGAATACATTCCCATTATCTCTACCAAATGTTTCGGCTGCCTTATCAATGATTTGGAATATAGCTTCATCAAATGTAACGTTATTACCCTTTTCATCAATTAGTGTACTTCCCTCATATTGAGTTCTACCACTTTTGTACATACCTGTCATGAGTTCCTCTAACTGTTCGAGTTCGCTCATTTTAAGAGTACTAAACGTTCTAGGTGATTTAGCATCGAACATTTCGTATATCCATGGTTCAAGTTGTACAGTCGCTTCTTTATCACCCATGATGTCAGCATCTGCATCTAATGCTTTAATCACTGTCATCATATCAAAACCATTAGCAGGTTGTAGGCCATCGTACTTAGTCAATCCCATTTGGTATGCCATGTGTGTATAGAAATAACGCATATTAGGCTCAACCATGATAGGGTTTTGACTACGTGTCATGCGGTTCAATTGGTCTAACAATTTAACACGCAATTTCTTAATGGCTTTTGAATTTTCAAACGCTACTCTTGCCCTTGCTTGGTTTAGCATTTGTGATTGTTTAGCATGTAATGCTTCATCTACTTTACCAGTTGCCAATGCACTATCTGCTTTCTTGCCATCTCGTACTGCTTGATTTTGGTATTTCTTGTACTGGCTAGATTGAGATAGCGTTAAATCGCCTAATTCTCTTTTAGCACGTTCCATGTATTTTGGAATAGTACCAAATCCACCATCACGAATTGCACGAACCGCATCAATGCGTTCTTGCAACTGTGCTTTTAGGTTTTCAATACGCTCTTGTGCAGTATCAAGTTCTTTAGATACACTGCCTAATTCCTGTGCTACCCTTGCATTGTCTTTCTTGATGCGTTCAGATTTTGTCAATTCTTTTTCAATTGGTTTCAATTCTTCATCAAGATTTTCACTGTTAGGGTCTAGCTTTTGTAATTTGCTTAGTAGTTCCCAGTTCCTAGCAAGGTCTTTATTGGTATGTGCCTTAATCAAGCGTGCTTCCTCTTGAGTAAGTTCCATTTGTCCTTGATTGGATAGTAGCATTTCTTCGGCTATTTCTTGGTTAGATTTGCCTGCGTTTGGATCATTAATAAACTCATTTCTAGCGTTTTCCATTTCCTGTGCTACTGCTTCATCGTAAGTACTGCCAGCTTCCTCACGTTCCGCCTTTTCTAACCCCTCAATAGTTCGATATTGAGTATTCTCCAATGCACCATCACCCAATTCCATGTATCGTTGATGTTCTTTATAGATAGGATATTCTTCGATTAATCGTTTTTCTATTGCAACTTGTACATCGTATTTCACATCTTCCCATTCTTTAATAGGTCGATTGTCTAATTCTTTCATGTACTTACGCATTATACGTTCTTTAGCTTTTTCTTTAATATCAGCAATGTACCCTTGCACTCGTGCCTGTTCACTTTCGCTCAACTGTTGATACAATTTTGTATTTTCAAATTGCTCTAATGCTTGCTCATGTGCGTAGTTTTCAATATCATCTTGTGTAGCTATCATGCGTGCCATTATATCCTTAATGTCAGATGGTACTTCACCGCCTAAACGTTGTACACTACGATAAATACGAGTTAACCATTTAGAGAATTGACGGAATACACGTTGTAATCCTTTTGTTGGTGCTTCACCACTTCGTAAGTAGCTTTCCCAGCCTCTTGCAAATTTCTCGTGTGCTTTGGTGTTGTCTACGTTTTCACCATCAACCCAACCGCTCCACTCTTTGAGTGCGTTCCAATCATCAAGTAATTGTTTAGGTGCATTGTCCATTGATGCTAGTTTTTGAATATCATCAAAGAATACATGCCCCATTTCATGTAAGAATGTACTTCTATCTGCGGTTTTGAATATATTGATAATACGTTCACCATCATTCATGATTTCTGTCATACCATTAATGGATTGATTGTACTTTTCAATGACTTTGATTGCCTTATCATCGAACACTACATAGCATCGTCCGTCCTGTTCGCCATCGTAGTATATACCTTTTATACCGATACTATTTAAAAATTCACTAGCTTTTTTAGCATTTTTTACATTATAAAGATTAAAGTGTTCATCATTGCCAAGTGCATGAGATAAAAACGAATATAACTGTTTGCCAACAATATTTGTTTTTTCTAATGCACCATATACATCAGTCTTAACATTCGAGATAGCTTTTTCTTCACGTTCACGCTCTACTTGTTTTTCTTTTTCGTATTCTGGATATAACTCATATCTAAACTTTTCGTATACATTTTTTAATAGTTCATCGTTACTAGCTATGGTATCAATATCTTCATTGATGCCTACTGTTTTTAAAAACCTATCAACATTTCTTTTTTGAATTTTATTTATGTCATTTATTGTTTTGTTTTTGTTGTGCAGTTCAGATATTATGTACCCTATATCAATAAAGTGCGTGTATTTATTAACCCATTTATCACCAATGATTGAATCTTTATGATATTTAATTAATAGACTTGTAAAACGTTCTAGTTGTTCATCTGACATTTTATGTAATCCGTTTTTCAAGCTATCTCTTACATATCGACTGTATCCAGAAATAGGATATTGCTCTGGCAATAACTCTGTTTCATTTGGTATTTCTACTTTAAATAAACTGCTTTTGTTAGAACCTTGTAATTTACTTAATACATCTTTATATTGTTTAGATACTTTCTTATCTTTAGCAAAATACAATCCCCAACCATGTACTTGATTACCCTCACCAGTACCAATAGCACCTAAATCAAATTCATCAAAGTCATGTGGTGAACCATGCCATGCGGATTGATAGTACTGATAATTATGTTGTTCGCGTAGCTTGTCCAAATCTTTTTCGTTTGGTATACTATTAATAAATGAACGACTTAGTTTAATCCCCCCAAGCCATGGTGGCTGGTTTTTTGGATTATTACTAAGTCGTTCTTTGTTTATATATATTAAATCCCCACCCAATAACAAATCATAATACGCTATATTGGTATTTCTAGCATAATAAGATTGTACAACATGATAATCACCTCTATCATTGTATTTGTTCAATAATATTGGCGTCATTATAGGCTTTCCGTTTAAACCAATTACTTCAGTTATAATGATAATTTTTTTGCCATTATCTGCACTAAATATTGCAGATGGATTTGCAATGGTATTAGGTAACTGTTTCAACATATCAATGGAAACTGTATCATTATGTCCAGATAAAATTCTTTTACCGTTAGAATCAAATACAGGTGAACGCAATATTTTATGCAAAACACCGCCTGTAATTTTAATTTTTTTTAAGTCAAGATTAATCAACTTAAAGACTAATGGTGAATCCATTATATCTATTGTTTTTTTACTTCCTATATTATTAGCATTATCTACATTGTTAGCCCAATCACTTAATACTTTATCAAGTTTGCTTTCCCATACTGCTTTTGTATTTTGATTATAACCTTTTTGATTATCTAAAACTGCATTCATATTGATACGCACGCTATCACGCAAATAATCCATAGCGGTATAACCGCCTTTACCCATTTGTCGCATGTATTGTGCCATTACATCAGCATGTTGTGCCATTAACAACGCATTAGCTTTTGCCGTTTCACGTTGTTTTCTATCTGTGCTTTCGCCAATCGCTTTAACAACTTTGTTGTACACTTCATAGCCACTCTTGGATAATTGCATCCGTAGTGCTATATCGTTATCAGCTAATGTAAAAATCTTATCATGCAAGCGTTCAAGGCTTTCAATTTGTTGTAGCGTATGCTCCATATCAGCATGATGGATATTGCTTTGGTTAAGTGCTTCCACGTTATCAGCAAATGCAGTTTGTGCTTTCACTACGCTAGAATGAAATGCTGCACGTCTACGTTCTGCATTCGTGCGTGGTGCTTTACCGCCATTGTTAGACTTATAATCAGTCAACCATTGTGGCTCTACACCGCTTGCAGTAGCTTCTTTAATATCAGTATCCATATTGTCAAAGTCGCTTGCGTAGTTTTCACGATATTCTTGTACTAGGTTTTTGTACAAGTTATTGTATGCTTGCTTAACTTGCGTAGGATTAGCGAATACTTGGTCTAGTACCTCACGATCTACATCGCTTGCCTCTTCAAATTCATCACGGATAATGCTTTCTTTAACTCGTTCTGCTTTCTTTTCAGTAGCATCAACTAGGTTATTATTAAAGGCTTCCACTTCCGCTTTTGCACGTTCTAGCGTTTTCATAGACATACCGCCACGAGTAAAGTATGTACTTTCTTCTAGTGCCTTTACAGTTTCTTCCGTCAAGCCACCGCTTAACTGTGCATACTTTCCGATTGGTACAGGAATATCTGCGTTAGCCTCAATGCTTTTCGATACTTCCTCTTGAGTTACCAAACCGCTATCAATCATATTCTTAATAGCTTGTTGGCCCTCTTCGGTTTCTGCCATTTCGTTTACATTTACATATGCAGTAGATACACCTACATTATCGCCCTGTGCTTGTACGATTTTTCCGTACAACTCAGGGTTTTCTTTTGCCATTTTGTTTGATACTGCATCTTGCTTTAAGGCTTGCATGATAGCGTTACCATTTCTATTTTGTTCAGCCATCACTGCTTGTTGTTGCTGCTCTGGTGTTAGCTTTTGAAATTCATGGAACGCTTTCATGGTGTGGATACCACTCACACCGCCACCAATTGCACCTAAGCCAATGACGGCTGGCAAGGCTTGTAACATTGCACCGCCTGCACCTACCGCCATATCGCCTATGGAATACACTCCCTCTGGGTCATTAGCATTGCGATATAGATTATGTTGGAGTTTCTCATTAATGTCTTGCAAGCCCTCTTCGGCTAATTCAGAACCGCCAGCCTTAACAGATGCTTTTGCCATTTGTGCAACAGTAGTGCCAATGCCCCTATTGAATGTTGCTATCGTATCACTTGTAGTACCTTGTAGCACTTTTGACATAACCGCTTTAGGTGCTACTTTACCTACACCTTTAATCATGAAACGTGTAGATGCCATTTCAATACCTGTATCAACTGCAGCATATGTCATAGCATATTTATAGGCTTCATCATTAGAGTATACTTTATTACCATTTGCATCACGCTTATTAATGAGTTCTAGGTATTTATTACCGAATGACATTTTGTACATTTCATATGCCATGTTAGCACCGCCACCCCATTTAGCACCAGTAGCAGCACCAGCAGTTGCACCTACACCCTCTGTAGCCAAACCACCAATCAATGCACCTGCAACTGCGCCAGCTACCGCACCTACACCGCCTTGTTTCGCCATCATGTAGCCTTGACTAGATGTTGCACCAAACACTTCTTCTAGTGGACTACTGCCATCAGGTTTCCTATAACTTTGTATATTGTTTTGTAATCGATTAATCTCATCGGTTAATTCGCTAATCTTTTGTGGATCAGATTCGTGCGCTAATGCAAAACCAACATCGCCTAACTTCATTTGGTCGTTCATCGCCCAAATACTTTGTTGCATTGCATCGAATACACCTTTTGTATTCTTTATTGATTCAAGATTGTTTAACGCTTGGATGCCCTCTGCTTGTGAGCTATATTTCACCTTATAGAGTTCAGGAAACTCATCGTAAATATCTTGTAAAACTTGTCCTCGTTCTACTCGTCTAGATAGATAATCAGCACGTTCAAAGGCTCTATCATCACCAAACATAACTGTATCTGCACCGATATTTAAAGTTTTAGCAATACGTAAAGCCTCATTAGCACGTAACTGTTCATTGTTATACAAAAACAATCTATCAGTATTACTAACAAACCCAGCTGGTAAAGCATTAGGCAATGACTGCCCTAACTGACCTATCGATTGTAATAGGTTGCCTTGTTGTCCAAAAGGTGAAACTGTTTCTGTTCCATCTGTATTATTAACGCTAATAGGTGTACTAGCGATTGTAGATAATGCATCAGCCGTATTTTTTGCAATGCTTGATACTGTATCTATACCTGCACCAATAGCTTGTCCTACAGGTGTAAAACCACCTACAGGACTAGATTGTACACCAGCGCTAGCGGTAAAGGAACGTGGACTATCTCCACCATGTCCACGTATTAACGCTTGAAACTCCTCACGCTCTTGTTGATTAATATCAGCCATTTGTGTATCTCCGTTGTAATGCATTGTATTCTGATTCGTAAATATCTTTAGTTGAGCCATCTCTATATGTTACTCGGATATAGTGGTTTCCTACAGGTTCAGCGTGAACGATACCGATAGCTTGATTACTTGCACCACTTATAGTAGATGAATAATCATCGCCATCTCCAAAGTATGGTTTACTTGTACTACGTAATGTGCTTGTTGCTACTGCAGCATCAAAGATTTCATCTTTTTCAGCATCTGTAGGTGGTCTATGATGTTTGATTTTAAATTCCTCAATGCGCCCAGCCATTTCTTGTTTAACACCATATTTAAAGCTACCAGCCAAGGTTTTATCTTCAGGCATCACTGTAGCAAGTTTATATTCATATGGAGTTAAATCAATGTTGCTGGCTTTCTTGTTGTTATCATCGATTTCAAGTAATGATGCATCAAGTTCATCATCCATGATTTTATTCGGCAATACACGTTCAGCATATGCACGTGTTTGTTCGTAAGTGTGAGATTTAGCATACTGCTTAATTCCCCATTTTTCTTGTGCCGTCATTTTCAAACCTTTTTCATAGATTCTATCAAGTTTAGGTCTTTCGCTTGCCATTTTGCCACTCCAATATTCTTTTTCTTCAGGAGTAGTTGCACCTGCTAGTTGAACCTGTGCATATTGGAATGCACCGCTTACATCACCATTAGCTATCTTTTGATTTAAAATGGTTTGACCTGCTTGTAAGCGATCATTGATAGCAATCTTTCTAGTTTGCTCTTGCAATGTGTAATAATTTTTGTAGGCAGTTTTAGCCTCATCTTCAGCTTTCTTGATTTGGTCTTCTGAATACTTTGGACTACCACCACTAGCCATAGGTGCGTTTCTCATGCCTGCTGAATAGTTAGATTCAGAATCAGTATAATAAGAATTTTCCTTTAAAATATGCGCCCATGTATTTACATCATTTACATCTTTCAAACCATCATAATGCCTTAAAAAACTTTGTACATAATCATCTGCAAAGTCTTCATCTGTTTTGTATACCTTGTAATAATTAGTGCCACCATCTTGTTGTCGGTTTTCCTCGCCGTTTGGTTCAGCTTGTGTCAACCCAGCATAGTTTCTATTTTCTGTTTGTAACTTACCAAAGTTAGCACTACCACCTGTTTCGTGATAAAGTTGGCGGTACACCATTTCCGCATTATATCCATATTTTTTAGATATATACTGCGCAATTCCCCATAAATGAGTGTCAGCACCAGCACCACTCTTTAATGCTTCCTCATTTTGAGTTTCCATTTTCGCTCTAACATACATAGCAGCACTACTCATGCCTTGGTTTAAATCATGTCCATACATCTGATACAACTTAGCATATGTATTATCATCATTAACTAATTTGTTGATATTCATTTGATTAGACATTTTTTTATATGGTGTCAATACATCTTCACCAACAACACCACTTAATGAAGTCAAAAGGTTTTCGACTTTGGTTGAATCGTTTTCTGCTACTGCTCTGTCAAGTATTTGTTTCCCAGTTTGGTCTGTGTTAGCACGGATTTTTTCATTAATCTGTTCATCATCCAAACCTAATTCTTTACCTGTTGATCTATATAAATCACCCATTAATGAAATTGTTTTCATTTGGTCTGCCATGTTATCAGAACGAATGGCTGAATCTCTTAGGTTAGTAATTTGGTTTTGAGTGGCTGTACTTAATGCAGTTTCATATTGACCTCGTGAATATTTAGAGATGTTGTTGTAATCAGTTGTTTTAGATGTTTCAACGGCTTTTTTAAATGCGTTGATAGCATCATTGGTTCTGAATTTATATTTCTCCAATATATCCTTTTGTATTTTGTCTACACCGACATTATAGTCAGGCAATATAGATTGAGCATTCATACCTTTACGAATCATCAACCCATCTTTATCATCATTGAGTAATTTGTTTGTACTATTATTGAACTCATTGATGGCATTAGTTACATCGATATAATCTTTCCGTTTATCAATTTCTATCCATGTATTAGTAGCATCTTGCAATGCTTTTGTCATGGCATTTAAACCACTCGTGTTACCACCATAAGCCATTTCATTTACATTAGCCTGCACACTACCATTAACTGTATTTAAGCGTTGATTTCCATCATAGCCTATTAACTTCATTAGATACCCCACCTACTGTTTCTAATAGCACCTTTGGTTACGAATTTCATCTTAGGCATACCAGCTGCCTCTAGTGCATCACTAGCTGGTGTATAGTAGTTATTGCCAGCACCTACACTCTTACTAGCATATTGACCTTTAAGACCATAGATGCTCGATGCACCACTTAATATCGTACCTAACATTGCCATTCTAGTTTGTGATTTAGCGTTACTTGCCGCTGCACGTGCGGTGCTTGCCTCGTTGCGGTAGTTCATGCCATTAAGATATTCGTTATAGATACTGTTATTCTTGTTAGTTTCCCAATTCTGAATATCCTTATTGTATTCGTCATAGCTAGATGCCATGAGTTGTAGCGGAGTGCCAGCCATCATCAAACCGCTTGCACCAGTTTCTGCCGTATTCTGACCTGCAATCAACCGCATTTTATCGTCCATCTTATCACGCTCTTGTAGTGCTTGATTGGCAATATCCTGTTGTTTCCTATCGGATATTCGTGCATTAGCTTCCGCGGCCTGTGCCTGTGCGTTATACATTGCAGTTTGTGCTTTGGTTTGTTGGTGTTGACCCCACAATTGAGTAACCATTTGACCTGCCATTAATGCAATAGGATTACACATTCGCATCCCCCTTTCTCAATGTAAATAGTTCCATTCCGTTATGCGTTATATCAGAATGAATAACCGCCCCTAGTGATGTAAGCCATCGTTTAGAGCGGTTATTTTCTTTATGTATGAAATTGAATAAACATTCATGAGTGGATAACCACTCTTTTATGATTGCGTTACTTCGTTTTAGAAATTCCTTTTGCAATTTTAAATTCGTATCTAGTACCTTATTTCCCAAGAAATAAATGCAGTACATTCCATTGATTGGCTTTTTCGAAATACCATATACGGCTATTGGTACATCATTCTCAATTACAATGTGGTTTTCGTAATCATCACTACAAATATCTCTCACAAAATCATTTTTTTCGTAATTCGGAAAATTTTGGTTCGCTATATTGACCTCTAAGGTGTCTATAGCACGTAAGTTGATATATAAGTCATGAATTAATGAAGTGTGCCTTACAGGGCAAATATCAAAGTCCTGTAACATTTGGAAAACCACCACCTATTTCTATCTCTCTTGTAACGCTTAAAAGGTTAAATGGATAAGGTTTTTCGTGCAAAATACATACAGATGCATCGGTTGAGTACACTCCATCGAATTTTGGCAATATACATACCTTATCGCCGCTATATAATTTGAGTGGCGGTAGGGAAATATCATCCATATGGTTGAAGTTTCTTCCGATTTTGCCACCAAACGAATTTAAGATGTTCATCGATAATCTACTCATCGTTAACACTCTACCTTGCAACGTACCATCTTGTATTTGCATTTCGATGCTCGGAATACGTAATCGTGTAGTGTAGTTAATACCAACGGCTACGCTTTGTGCCTTGCCATCGATATTAATAATTGCCGTAGGTGGTACTTCCTTAATTGGCCGTTCCCTACCATTTACAACGATTTGCACATCCTCACCAATCAGATGAGGTACTGTGATAGTACTGATATTCTCTGTGCTAGTTTGTCGAATGTAACAATCCATGTACACATTGTTATTATCCGTATTGTACATTGGCTCAAATCGTTCAATGCACATCACTGTACCGCTTTTAAAATCACGCTCAACGATTACATACAAACTATCTTGTTCGCCCTCTGCAACGCTCTCAGCGTATTTGTATTTGCCTTTTGTGGTGAAGTGCGACCATGCATACACCTTTTGCTCAGGAATGTAAGTTAGACAATCGATATTGCCATCATCTGTTACGTAGTAAACGATACTATCTGGATCTTGTGCATAAGCGCTTGTAATGAAATTACGATACTTTGTCAGATGCTTAACGAATAGAGTTAAGTCAGCCCCTGTGTAGTTATCGCTTTCATATGAATATCCTAAATCACGCACTACACACCCTCTAGCTTGTACATACACACATCTATTCCCTATGTACTGTGGCTCACATTCAGATGCACCACGTTGGGTTTGTGTGCGTAGATTGCAGTTAGTCGGTGTGATAGTTTTAGAACCATCAATTATCCATTCGTTGCCACTTGTCAAAATCAATAAATCATTAGCAGGTATCAAATGTCGAATGTCATACATTTTGCGGTTAATTACTGGTAGTGTGATTGCACTATCATCTGTAATCGTTCCGCCTACCTTTTCTACACCAAAGTTGGAATAATCACCTGTGCGACTAAACCATATGTAGTTAGGATATTGATTACTAGATGCTAGGATAAATCTATCTTGATAAAACGTACATACACGAGGATAACCAAGGCCTTTGCCCCATTGTCCAAATCTAAATTTAGAGGTAGCTTCATTTTCTACAACGCTATTCAATACATTTACTTTAACGTGCTTACTATCAACAAATTCTTTAATCTCAATTACACCATAGTTAGAATGTGGCAAGAGTGATAGGTCTACATTAACGCTACCACCTTTCAAATCAGATACAACTTTCAATCTAGCACTAGGTGTAACCTTGCCTGTGTCGGTTACGTTGTAGTCATTGTTGGATGTATATATCCTGTAATCTTTCCATGTAGTGCCATTGTCATTGCTAATTTGGATTTTAACTGTACCATTCCATGTACCATGTGATGTGAATTTCCATGATAAATCCTCATCAGCACTAAATTGTTCTACATCGTAATTGATATTATTGTAATCCTCACCAACAAGTCTACTATATCCGCCGTGTCTTTCACGTGTAACATATTCAGTACGTTGTATTACTTCGCCAGTTTTACTGGTGCTTACTGCTTTAACAAAATGTTCAATCTGCATAACCGAACCAACCATATCAGCGTTGAATATATCTTTTGTGGCGGTCAATGTATCGCCATTTAAGATTACAGTACTTTCTTTATCTATGTTGACTTCGCCGTATGGTTGCTCTGATAGCTTATATGTATCAAATCGCCAATCTGTATCAGAATACCTAGATAACGTTTTAACAGGATACTTACCACTACAAATGAACATTACATCGCCACTTTGGATGCAGTTTAATTTATCGACTACATCGCTTTCAAATGGTGTTTCTAACTCTATTCCAGTATAGATACCATTCCGCCACACTCGGATATACTGCTCACCAATTTCAAGTAAGAATGATTTATTCTTTTCTGCCGTAAACTCAAATAGCCGTGTAGACTTATCTTTATTTTTGACTTGACCTATATATTCTGAACCTTGCCGTCTAGCTACTGCTCCATAAGGTCGAATGACTGCATTTTCTGCTAACAGTAACGCACTTTTGAATTGATCTAGGTCGAAACGCCTAGATACATCTGGTGAAATCTCACCTGTTGTAAATGCAAGTTGTGAAATATACATTGGTTTCATGATTACCAACTCCTTGCTTTTACATAGTTAGAAATATATGGCATATCTTGCCTACGTTCTTTAGCGCTCAAACTCTTGGCTTCTTGCGTTGCTGCTTGATAGAGTTTATAGCATTGGTCGAATAAACCACTATTGCCAGTTAATGGCATGGCTAGTTCTGACCCCATTTTAGACTTCAATGCTTGAATAAATACAGGACTGAATACATCTATATCTTGCACATCGTACACGTAGTCAATGTACGCAAGCGGTACATCGCTCACTATGTACTTTGTGTTGTCATCAAAAGTAAATACATCATATTCCTTTTGGCTTTCCGCTTTAAATCGTTCCCCTTTAGGAATAACCCCAAGGATGCGGATACACTTTTCAGGATACGCATAAACAAATTCATAGCCAGCTAGTTTATGTTCAGATAACACACACTCTTCACGCTTACGTGCAAAATTCCATTCGTATTGAGATAGTAGCATCTTACGTGTAGCATCGTAATGCAATCTGCATTGTCTAGCCGTTTCTGTTTCTTCATCAAGGCCGTATATCCTACCGCCATTGATTAATGACAAAGCCATGTTGCAAATATCAGTAGGTGTCATATTGCCCCCTTTGTAGTAAAAAAGAGGGATGCATACGCACCCCTCATTCTGTTATTCTGCAGTTTCTTCCGATTTCTTGCCACGTTTCTTTGGCTTATCTTCTCCAGTTTCATCTGTAGCATCGGTTTCTTCTGCGCCTACAGTTTCAAACAAATCTTTGAAGTAGTCTTTATCGTATTCAGCCACTTCTTCTTTTGTAAGTTCTACTGTTTGTCCTTCTTTAATTAACCCTTTTGTATTGTGATACAAAGTTACTTTTGCAGTGTATTCCATATTGCCCCCTATTTACTTGTAATACCGCTAGTCAAGAATACAGAAATAGTGCCAGCCGTTGCATTGTTGACATTAGCACGTGTATAACGTTTAACACCATTCGCCAAGCGTACTTTATATTCGTACCCAGCTGGTGCATTGGCTGGTAATGTAATACCATGCAACAATACAGGGTTAGAGATGTTTTCTGCATCAGATGTATATACGTTAATCAATGCAGTACCAGTTAATGCTTTGTCTACACGAACAACTAACCACAAGTTAGGGTCAGCATCACCGCTAGTTACTACAACATCGGAGCTGACATTGCCAGATAATTCACGTTTCCAATGGAATGTATTTAAAGTATCGATAATCATGTATTTTCTCCTCTCTACTATGCAGTAACACGTGCTTCTGTGGAAAGCAATGCATCAATTTTACGAACAGGAATACCATTCGCACGAGTAACCATTTTACCCATTTCCATATCTTCTGTGATAGTAGAACCATGCACTTTATTCTTTTGTAAGCGTAAGAATGTACGCAATTCTTGGTTCATGTACCATACTGGTCTACATCCAGTTAAGCTATGCATTTTTTCTTCTGCACGGATCATCAAGTTAATCAAGTTAGGGCCTGCGGAAATATCTTCTTTAATAGACTTCATATCGATATTTGCGATACGTACTACATATCTCCAATCACGCACGGATAAACCGATGTTTTGTTTGAAATGAGTTCGATAACCTTGGAACATAGAACCATCAGCTTTAGTAACTGTTACTTCGCCCAAATCTTCTTGTTCTAAACCGCCTTGACTGCCACGTGGATAAATACCATGTACAGTAAGTGGGCCCCAACCTACAAGCCACATAGAGGCAAGGTTAGCAGTACCGCCAGCATCAATAATGTTTTTAGCGCAATCAGCTTTTTTCGTATCCAATGTATTAAAACGTGCGGACAAGCCAATGAATTTTTCTGGTGTGGTTTCATCACCATAGAAAAGTGTGCTTGCAATTTCTTGGCCCATGCTTTCAACAAATGCACTATCTTCTGTTGCACGGAACGCTACAGGGTCATTAGAAAGTTTAACTAAGTCTTTATCCACTTCGGAATACGCTTCCAACATACCACAAGTATCAGTGATTTGTTTAGTAGTGGATTTAGATGGTTGTACACCGCCATACAACATGCGCCATGTTGTGGATGGTAATCCAGTACGTACAGTTGTTTTGTTAGATGTGCCATCATTACATTCAATCATTGTCATGTCTTGAATGATTTCGTTTGTTTGGTTCAATTGCTCAATGATTTGTGCAATTTTACCATTTGGATCCATACGAGTTTGTAAATCCAATAATGTAGGATTGTTAGTTCCAATTGTAGCCATTAATTAATCTCCTTTAGTCTTTAAACATAGACGGATACATATTTCGTCTAATAGCTTCGTCCGATTGATCATTTGCAGGTCTGTTATTCCCTGCGTTGTTATCTTCGCTTGCCATACCAGCGATATGTGCGAATAGTTGAATTACTTCTACACGATTACCCAAGCCATTTTCTGCTAGGATTTCACGGATATTAGGAATAGTCTTTTCTACTGCTTCAACACCTGCGGCCGCTTGGCTAACAGTAGCATCGAATTTATTACCTAACACCTCACGAGCGTTATCTGCGTAACTTTTGTATTGTGCGTTGAGTGCTTCTTGCTTTTGGTTTTCGTAGGCCGTTACAAGGTTAGTAGCATATTGATTACCAAACTTAGCCATCTGTAATGCTTGCTCTTGCGTAGCACCTACACCATTTAGCATTTTTGAAAACTCATCTGCGATGGTTTGGTCTACCTCACCACCCTCAAATGCAGTTGAGAAATCATATACAGTAGGTTCTGCAGGCTGGTCGGTGTTAGTATCACCGCCATTACCGCCTAAAATCGTACTTTGTTGGTCTTGTGTGTTCGTGTCCTGTGGTGTACCACCATTTGCACTATCCGTGTTATTGTTTGTGCCTTGTTCTAAATTTTCATCCATGGTTATTCACCTTTCTCTAATTCACTTTGTTCTAAATTCTTGAAATATTTTTGCATCTGAATATTTTCTAATTGTGCTAGGTGATATTTCTTAACACCCTCTATACCATCACCAATCTTTCCCAAATCGTTTTGTAAAGAAATGGCAACAGCACGCATCCCCTCGTTAAAGAATGTTGTACTGTTGCCTGTAAATGATTGGCTATTCAGTTTTGCTCGGTCTAATATGCGATAAAAAAACCACCTACCAAGTTCATCACTTAGTACGTGGTTTAGCGCTTCAATATCACGCTCTCGCATATAATCTCTTTTTTGTTTCATCTAGTACCCCATTCCCATTAACTGTTGCATTACAGGGTTTCCATCATTTGCTGCATCGGTTGCTTGTTTAGCTGCACTAGCCATTTGAGGTGCTAATTGTGCTGCTTGCATCATTTGTGCTTGTTCCTCTTGTTCTTGTTGTGCCTGTTGTTGCTCTTGCATCTTAGCTTGATATTCGTCATTCGATACAATTACTTTTGCAGGTACACCGAGGTTTACACCATAATAATCCGCCGCTTCTTCAAAATTGAATTTTTGTAGAATGTTAGGATTGCCCTGTGCCAATGACATTAAGAATGCGAAATACTGCTCTATAGAAGTTAAAGATGATACTTTCTGTGCCTGTGCCAATGGTGAAATGTACTCTATCTTCACATCTTGGCCGTTTAACTCTTCCGCTAATACTTCATCAATTGGCGGAAATACACCTGCACGATCTAATATCGCATAAGTACGTTCGATAATCGGATTAAGAAATTCAGATAGTAGCCGTTCAACTACAGGCCCTAATTGTTGTAGTTTCTCTTGCGTACGTTCCATGACTTCCCTTGCCGTCATTTGGCCGTTGTCCATATTGTCTAGCATAAGGAATAAGTCAGCACTATATGCACGCTTGATACTGTCTTTAACCTCAATGATTTGTTGCATTATCCAATCTAGGTTGATATCTACATTAAAGATAGGCTCAACCTTACCGCCTGTATCGACTTCGGTTATACCACCCGGAAATAGTGATACACTACCGATTACATCAGATGTAACGGCCATTGGTGGTTTTACACCGAGTTCAATTGCCGTCATTCGGTCTAATTCCAACTTCTGCAACATCATTGCATCAGATTGTGCGAACCATGCACTACCTTTACCATAACCATTTAGATCATGTGTAGTGTGCCGTGCAATCGGAATAGGCCATTCTTCATAGCCACTATGTCGCAAGATTTCATCATCCCTGCTTCCCTCTACCCAGTAAATAGAGGAGTAAGGCATGTTCTTATTACCCAGCTTTCCGTTGCGGTCTTTGTTTTCGCACACTAGCCAACAAACAGTATATACAGTTGCATTACCCTTGCCGTCATCGTATGCGTTTTTAATCTTTTCGGTACAGTTATCATACCCAAATTCTTCAACTAATTGGTCGCAAGTCATGTTGTACTTTCTTCCAAATGTATTAACCTCACCATTGGCATTACATTCTAATGCGTAAGTTCCGATTGGATACGATGTAAAACGTACACCAACTTTACCATCTGGCATGATAGACATAGGCGCTTGTCCGAATGGTAGTTCCATATAAACTTGGTGAACAACATTGTAGAAATTGGATTTTGCAAATACTGCATACAATATTTCTTCACGTTCATCTAATACTTTCGCCACATCGCTGTTCGCTGCCATGTCTGTGTTCTCCATGGTTAGCTTGAACCATTTACGGCTAGGCGGTGTCATTCCACTCATTACACCACTAGCAAATATTTGGCAACTTTCCCATGCTATACCAGTTAGTATTTTATCGGTATATAGTTTCGATTGGTCTTGTTCACCATCGAATACCCCAAGGAATGGCAACTGATAATCTCTAATCATCTTCCATTTTTCAACGTACTTTTGACGATTGGTGAACATTTGATTGAATTTGGCTTTTGTTTTTTTATAGTCTTTCGGTTTAGTTACAGTTTTCTCTGTAGGTTGCCTTGCTAGGCTTGATAAGATAGTACTCATATTAACCGCCTAATGTTGTTTTGCCTGTAGCTTGATTTAAAGCACTAGCCAAGATTGTACTATCATAACCAGTTTTCTTACGCTTTTTATCAGTGAACCATTGTTCATCTTTCTTTTGCGTCATGTCATCAGTCTGTGCAACTGGTGCAGGTGCTGGTGTAGTAACACTTGGTGTCTTAGCTTTCATACACATTCACATTCCCCCTTTACCCAAATGGTTTGTACTCTGTATTCGCTACTCTTCTGTGATTGCCATTTACTTTTTTATTGACCCTAAATGCAAAGGTCAAGGCTAATGCATCGCCTTTGTTTGGTGATGGTAAGCCACGCTCTTTCATGTCTTTTTTGCTTTCAAGTTGGATACGTCCATTTTTATCAATGATCGCTTCTGGCCCTACTAGGTCATCATACAATCCTTGTTCATTAGGGATTGCACCGCCCTCTTTTAGCCATTCTTTCATTTCGCCCCACATGTAAGCCCTCATGTTGAGATACATATTGTTAGGCGATGCACCACCAAAGGCAACTAACCGCCATTTTCTTCCCATTGACTTACCAATGCTATAAATACCAGTGCCGTACCCTTGGTCTATGAATACTGCATCTGCTTTATATTCATCTTCGAATTGTGCTATGAGGTTAGCCATACGCATATCATCATCATTCTTTTCAATGGTTGCCATACACTTCATAGAGTATCCATTACGCATCACGATTTCTAATGTATCGCCACCAGTCCATGCAGGGTCTACACCGATGATTACAGGTAAATTGTTAAACTCACCAACTCTATACATTCGCTTTTGTGCTTCATCAACGATTGATGCGGATATGAATTGTGTATCAGATGCACTAGGGAATAAACCTCTAACACGCACCTTTACAAAGTCGCTATCTTCACCATGAATATCAACCCATTCTTGTAACTTAGCTTTGTTCGATACTTTAACAGTTCGACTATCAATTTGTTCCGTGTACCAATATTTACGATACTTTCTGAAACACTCTCTAAATCTGCCACTGTTTCGTGTAGGATTGCCAAAAGCACACCATATAATTTCTGTTTCCTTATCTGTTAAAGCACCCTCTGTTACTTCCCAAATACTGTCAGATATAGCTGATGCTTCATCAAATATGATAAGTATTCTGTTACCTTGGTTATGCAAGCCTGCAAATGCTTCTGGATTGCTTTCACTCCATGGAATAGCATCTATCCGCCACGTTTTTTCATATAGTTTATCAGCACTAAACAATGCAGTAGCCGTATACGTGAATAATTCCTTACCAATAAATAAGTTGTACCATTTGTTAAGTTCAGGCCATGTTTTAGATATTAACTGCTTTTCTGTATTAGCAGTAACTACTCCTCGTGTGTTTTCGTGAGTAGCCATAGCAAACAAAATCAAAAACGATACCATTGTTGATTTACCTATACCATGTCCAGATGCAATCGCAATTTGTATTGCTTTAGAAAGGCTTTTCCCTTTCTTCAACTCCTTACCAATCTTTTTCAAGATTTTAATTTGCCACTTATCAGGCCCATCAAAACGTTCAAGAATGGTATTCTTTTCTCCCCAAGGGAATGCGAAATATACAAAGCCTAATGGATCATGAGTAAACGAACCCAACGCATCAATCAGTTGTGCCTTGTTGTATTTCATCTGACTTCACCCTTGCTTGTTTCATGCGGTCGGATATATCAATTTCTATTTCTGCATCAAGTTTTACCTTTTCAGTAAATAGCATGTGCCTTTTACCCAACAACTCGGCTGCTTTAGTTCTATCTGCAATTGAGGCATCCAAGCCAAACGCATCTTTTTCTTCGCCGTTCATAACCTTGGTTAGGTACTCTAACACTTCATCAGCAGTTGCGATTGTGTTTTTACTTCGCTCGTTCATGACTGCATCTATATATTGCCGTACCTTAGGTTTTCTTAGCATTTTACTCCCTGTTACGCTTGCACTATTTTCTGCATATCCAGCCTTAATTGCACTCTGTGTTGCGTTGGTAGTCTTGATATACTCATCTGCAAATATACGTTCTTTTTCTGTTAAGGTGCTAGCATCTGCCATATATCAATCACCACCTTTATATGTTCTAACTAAAAATAGCAGTACCTCATGTTGCTTAGTACTGCTATACTCACTTTCTTTCTTATAGAGTTGTTTCTCTTTAAAGGTCTTACCTTTTTTGTACTTATGGGGAAATGTTAGTTTGTACTCTTCCTCTGTGTACATTCTACTGACAATATATATCTTGCAAGGCTTATCGTATTTGCTCCATGATTGCCTTGTGTCTACTACATATCGTCTGCCATTCATCTGTAATGCTTTAAGTAGTTTCTTTATTGTCGGTTGGTAATTCACATCCAACACCACACAATACCGATTAAGATTAATACACCACATATGATAGCTAAACCATCGATGAGTGTAATCATTGTATCGCCACGATGTTCATAAGCATATTTTGCCTTAGCTTGTAACTCTTTATTGTTCAAGTCCTTGGCTGCTTGTTTGAATAGTTTTCTATCCTCTAAGAATTGTTTAATCGCATTAATCATTTAAGCACTTCGCCACCTTTCCTTTTTAATTTCCCATGTGATCTAACACATAAGCCATAATTACCCTTACTTGCACCGCCACAGGTGATATATGTTTGACACAAGCCGTCATATTCTATTTTCTTTGCGGTACACACTCCTTTTTTGTTGTTTAAGCATTTGCTTTTACAACACAAAACATCCGTCATAATCTCCCCTTTATGATAGATTTATGCAAGAAATGGAGTATATCGCCGTGGATATACCCCATTTTGTGATAAGTTTATTCATTTTATTTATGTTAATTATTCAAAACCGAAGTTATACCATCGCTCTCTTGTCGATGTAACACATAGGAATTAGCATTTCTTCTAAAACTCTATATCGTGTTAAGTACCTAGGAAACAAATATAACTCCAGTTTTCAACAATCACTCAAAACTAGGTGCGTTATTGATGACATGACAATTTATGCTTTTTGAGGTTCAACTATGAATAAGGAAAAACAAAGTTGGAAAAGAAAAACACACCTAGTTTTCAATGATCATTACACACTCAATACCAACAACTAACATTTTGATGGATCGTAATCGTGTTAGGTTAAGTAACAACAAGAATATGAATAAGTTTATTTTGGAGGCTGCTAGTTGTCAGTATTCAATGTGTATAACCAATTAGGGCAGGTTCATATCTTTAAGGTTAATAATGTATAAGCTATATATTGTGAGGATATTCGACCCACCCTATATCAGTTTGCAGTAAATTTACATATAAAATTTTTGTCTTAACACATACTTCAGATTGAAATTAGAAAAAAGTATAGTGTTTCACTCACCAAATCAAATATGGTTGCGCTTCTACTCTGCGACCGTTAGCGCTATACGTTCCATTTCGCCCATATACAACAAAGGCGCACTCTTATTTGGGTGCGCTTGTTGTTGTGTTTTGATTTGTCCTAAGGAAAGAGTGAGTAGTAGTCGCTTAGTGGCAACTTCTACATATATATTATACCTAATAGCAAACTATAGGTACACGGACAATCACGGACATTTGTGGACATTATAGGACAAGTTTTTCCCAAATTCCAGCAATGCTTTCTGCTTGTATCTCTTCGCCTGTTTCGTAGAATAACACCCTATCATTTTATAAGCATCTTCTGTTGTATTGTTAAGCACAAATTCATAACGCAAGATGATTGCTCCCAGCTTTTCATCTAGTGCATCTATCTTAGTGATCGCATCGCATTTTAACTTTGATAACTCATCAATTCGCTTATCACGTTCTGCGACTGTATCAAGAAATCTAGCTACGCTACCCTCTAACCCTTGCGGAGTGCCACCGCCTGTTACTCTATCCTTACTGTAATCAATCGCACCTATTGATGTAAGGTTCGCTCTTAACTGATTGATTTCCTCTTTGATAGATGCAATCTGTACATCTACTAGCTTAACTGGTTGTAGATATTCAACTGCCTTTTCTATTAGTTGTTTTTCGTCTAATTCACCCAAACACTCACCCCAAAAATACACAATAAACACATTGCAATTAACCCCAAACCTACTATGATTGCACTTTTTATTCCGAATTTTACATCAACAAAATTTATTAATAAGGTTGTAACTATAGATGCAATGCCACTCATAAGTAATGTTTTAAGCATAATCTATTTATACCTCTGCTCTCTACCTTGTTTATCTGTGATCATACTGTACCCACGCTCCTCTATCCTCGTTCCATCTAAATTCAACTACATCATACAAATCAAAATCATCTATGTTTTCACTTACCTTGCCGATATAGAACACTTCCTCTTCACTCTCTACTGTAAGCTGGCATAAGAAATCAAATGCATCTTGATAGCTTTGAGGTGCGATGTAGAAGTCTGAGTGATTAACATAACCACTATAAGCTGTTGTCAACATATCTACCACTCAACGCATTATAAACTTTATGCTTTATATCAAGTCTTACGCTATCAACAAAGAAATCTAATCTTATACAATTCTCTAATTCAAACATTGTCGATAATTTAGTTATGGTTTCATTAGAAATCTTGTATATAATTTTTACGCTACCATCATTTACTTCTATATCAGGTTTAACAATGGTATCTGCTATAACTATTGTTAAAGCACTAGATAGCAATTCTAAATTAACTCTTTTCATTTTGTTTTTCTTTCCATTGTTTCAATGCATTATTCCACTCTTCTTTACGCTCATTTTCAACAAATTCTATATATTCACCAATCGCTTTTCTTCGTATTAATCTTGTATATTCTTCTAATGATATTCGTCCGTTTCTCAAATCAAACACGCTTATCATTATTTCAATATTTACACCATTTATACAATATCTAGCAAAGATACCTCCTACCCCATGTTCGATAATGGGTTTATAAATATCATTTCCACTCACTATCGTTAAAGCACCTGATAGTAATTCAAAATCCATTATACTCACCTCTTATGATAGGGCGGATATTTCACCGCCCATATCTCGCTTTCTTTATTTCCCAGTACTACCATAACCACCAACACCACGTTCTGTTTCGCTTAGTTCATCTACTTCTAATACATCAACCATTGCTACTGGTACGATGATTAATTGTGCGATGCGATCACCTCTAAATATCATGTAATCACTACAAGATACGTTTTCATATGCAATGCTTAGTTCACCTCGATAGTCAGCATCAATAATACCTACACTATTGGCACACCTCAATGGTGTTTTACTCATACTACTTCGTGGTACAAGTAACCCCATGTGTCCTTTCGGTATTTCCACCGCCACTCCTAGTGGTATTTTCTTTTGACTATCTGCAGGCACTTTGATATGAAATGGACAATACAGGTCTAACCCAGCTGCATCTTCACTACCTCTTGTTGGTAACTGTGCATACTCATTAACCAACTTTACTTTCATTTGTTCCCTCAAAATTCCACTCCTAACATCATTAATGCACGTTTTACTGTTTTATAATCTGCACCAACTTTATAACCCATTGCCCTTAATGACATTCCATCTTGATGCATTTGCAATAGTTCGTTTCCATCTAACTCACTTGCACGTGTATATGTCTTTTGCTGTTTAGTTCCTTTCAAACCTAAACAACATAACGCTCTACCAGCACTTATATTCCCATACACACACTCTGCCAACGCTAACCAGTTTAGATTAGTTTCAGGAACAAACTCACTCATATTAACCGCCATTACTCCATTCACTCTCCTTATATACTCTGAACCAATCATCTGCACTCATAATCACAAGCCACTTTTGATTGCTCTTTTTCCAAGCCACTATAGGCATATCGCCATTATCTGCAGCGATTGCATCGTGTTCGGCTTGCTCATACGCTTTACGAACATTGAGGCTTTCTACAAACTTCACTTCTTGGTGGATATTAGGTAAGCCTACACAGTCCGATGCATCCCCTGTATTGCCACAATACTGTGCAGTTCTACGGACTTTATCAAATCCATGCGACCTACACACATCTCTCCACATTCGTTCGCCCCTAGCACCTTTTTGTTTACTATTTATCGGCATTATCTACTCACCCATTTCATACACCCAATTCTCATATAGTATTCTTTTTCTTGTTCATTTAACTTAACAGAACCCTTTATTCGTTTTGCCCTTTTTACAAAGCCACCAAACGTATAAATATTACCTCTAAAATCGAATGTATCTATTTCATCAATTAAGATTAAACCAGCATCACCAAGCAATTCATCAATCGTTTCATAATGATCATCATATAAATCTCTCGGTATTGCGTAATACAAGTACATAACATTGTGATTGTCATGGTAACGTGCTTTCTTAAAATCATTTCTGAAATCATTTATATCTGTTTTAATTTCAACTTCTGTTAAATGCAAAGTGTTTAGATTGAAATACACAAAATCAGCCTCATAAGGTGGCTTTCCACTATCCCTCATCATTACATTAGGTATGCATATATTTTTAAGAAATAAATGTTGCCCTAACGCATATTGAATATCTTGTTCTGTCAAACACTCACCCCTCTACATATTGTTCACATCGTTTTAAAATATCTTGTACTAACATCAACGGAATATTTGACCTTGCACTATACCTATCCTTACCCCAATTAACTCGTCTAAAGTTAACACTTGATAAGATGTTTTCACTCAACAACTTTAAATCTATATTACTTGCAAATTTAGTTGGCTTTTTAACGTGATAACCATAGTTGTTGTAGTATGTTAAGTTTTCATATGGAATATCGAACCCTATTACATTAGCTATGTATTCCCATATCCGCCCATATGCTGGGTTTTCAATCACGAATACTTTAGGTTGATACCGCTCAATGATTTTTAATGTGTTGTATATACACATCTCACCATTGATGCGTGTTAGAAATGACTTATCATATTTGAATTGGTAGTTTTCATAGTCAGCCCGGTTTCTGATTGTGAATTTACTGCCTTGTTCATACTCACCAAATAGATTGATAGTCATGTCTTTTTCTTGTTTCCAACACGCATTACCGCCTTTCATCGCACTTGCCACACTCCAACTTTCACAAGGTGGACTGGCTAGAATAACATCAGGTCTATCTAGCTTGTCCAACTGTTCCCATAGTGCATTTGGTTTATGTAGCGTATTAACTGCAAGGTCTTGGGTAACACACGCATCACCAATTCCTATTGATGTGATCGTGTGTCGCCCCCCCATATTCACGTTATATTCATCTACCGCTTGACGATAGCAGCCGTTACCATCATCAAATAACCCCCAAATATGCATATGTTATTTACTTTCTTTCAATCTGAAACTTTCAGTAATAGGCACACCAGCCTCTGTTGGAATGTAAATGATTTGGTCTTTGCTATCTTTCAAGGTATCAACCCATAACCAATGGATATATGCCTCATTGCCTTTTAACGATTGACCGATAATTTGATTGGCTTTTGCAGTACCCTCTGCACGTTTGACTTCTGCTTGTGCTAGGCTTTCTGCACTATCTAATTTCGCCTTAGCCTCTAGCACCGCAACTTGTCTGTTCTGCTCGGCTCTAGCAAGTTCAGCCTCACCAGCTTTCTGTTGCTGCCATACCATATACATCGGAACACCAAATGCAAAACTCCATGCAACACCAGCGATCATAGCTACTACCAATAAAGCGGACATAATTTTATTCATATTCTTTACCTCTTTCCATATCGATTAACACCTAGATATCGTTTTAACTTTTGCGACATATACCGCCCATAATCACTTAGTTCTAATCGTTCTCTTAAATACTCCCTTTGTTCTTCAATCTGCCTTTTAAATTCTTTGTAGGATGAACATTTACTATGACATCCAACTTCCCTGAATTGGCACTTTTTACATGGTGCATTCAATTAACACTCACCCCTTGATGTAATCTCCAATGCGGTATGTTTCCGTTTCCAATATCACATACGATGTGTTCTCATACCCATGACGTTTTTCCCATGCTTGGAATACTTTTGTTAGTTCTTCGCTTAGTTCGTCCATGTGTTCGTTTTTAACATCTTTCATGTAATCGTCTGAATATTCTGCGATTTCATCATCCAAGTCGTAATCAAGCACATTCCAAATCGCTCGTTCACCATCTACCTCAGGTACATATCGGTATGGATGCCCTATTTGTATCGTTGTTTGTAGTAATTCTTCTCGACTTAAAGCATCAAAATCACCATAGTCATATTCATTTTCTACATAATCTTCGATGGCAGCCTTAATGCTATTTTGCGGTTCACCAGCTACTTCGTCCTCACACCAGCAATATTTTGTTTCATCTTTAACCAGCATCGTTACTCACTCCTTACCATGAACGGCTGTCACTATATTCGTTGAAATAAACATCTGTATTCGTGCGCTTTCTTCTTAAATCAACATTCGTAACATACAGATAATCACCAGCAATAAACACAAAATCATAAGTACCATTAAACTTTTTTCTTCTAGCCACCTCTTTGTACTTAGTGTTTCCACATAATTTTCTTATTGCATTAACTGCATATATTTTTTCAACACTCATACTTCACTCCTCTTAGAATGGAATGTTTTCATCTTGATTTGTGTTTTCGAAACTATCAAAATTGCTAGATGCAGTTTCATCATTCGTTAATGATGTACCTACAAAGTTCGCCACAACTTCTGTTACATATCGTTTTTGTCCATCTTGTGTTTCGTATGAACGTGTTTGAAGTCTACCCTCTACAAACACTCTATTGCCTTTTCTCAAATTACCAATGCTTTCGCCTAGCTTTCCCCAAGCCACACAGTTGATGAAAGCGGTTTGTTCTTTTGTTTCATTATTGCTATCAATAAACGTATTACTCGCTGCTACTGTAAATGTGGCTACCGCTTTTCCAGATTGTGTATATCTAACCTCTGGATCACGTGCCAAGTTACCCATAATTTGTACTGTATTCATCAAATTCTCCTTTAAATCTTTTGTTCGATGCACATCGTGCCTTTATAGATACGCATCATCTCTTCTAAATTTGCAAAGGTTCTTGCATCAGCCTTTGCAATCATCTGCATCTGTTGAGTTGCCTCTTCTTGTGTGTCCACGTTTAGAGGTATCTCAATGGTGATTACCATCTTTCGTTTTTTGCTTAACATTTATCCCTCTTACCAATAACTAAGCTGGTTTAGTTCAGCCTCACAATCATCTACATACACATCGTAGCTAGGGTGAATGTGGCAATCGACTGTTGCCTCATTACGCATGATTTCTAACAAGTTTTCAATCTTGGTTCTTGCTTGTGCCTCGTTGTTAGCCAGTACTTGAAAACTAACATTGAATGATACATTCACACTTACATCAAACTCTTTTACTCTTTCCCTCACGTTTAACCCCCTATCGCTTGTTTTAATAACTCTTTCCCTTTATCAGATATTTTGCTTTTGTTGATTATTTCTATTACATCTACTGGTTCTTTTGCTACCTCTACCAAGTTTCCTGTAGAGGTCATTTCAATTTGCTTTTGACCTGCACCAATCAATGCACGTTCACGTTCTGCTTTTTCTCTTGCTTTTAATAACAAGTGATTATCTTTAATTGAATTAGACAATCTCAATCGTTCACGTTCCCTTGTTTCTTGTACTTCATAGTTCTTTACAAACTGTGCCCTACATGATGTTTCGTTGAAGTTGTCGCCGTTTTGAGGGTCGAACGATTTCCAAATTGCCCTTGCACATTGTTTCGTTAAACCCTCTAACTTGTCTAAACCTTTTTCATAACCATATGATCTAGCCACTTGATACACCATTTCCCATGCATCTTGTGCAGTAGGAAGTTCCTCATGTGCATTTACAAAGGCACTTAATGCGGAACATTCCTCTCTGATTTCTGCAATCGTTGGTAAGAATTTACATCTATCAATCAGATTGCTTATCGCTTGTTCAAGGGTAACTGGGTTTACGTTAGATAACTTTGTTACATACAACATCATGCGTTGCTCTGACATATCAGTAGACCACGCTATCTGTAACATCGATAGTGCTTTCAAAGTCTGTTGTTGGTTGTTCAGTATCTACACCCCCTAACTTATTCATCAAGTTATTAACTACGTTGATTGCATCTTCCTTGCTATTCTTTTTAGAATTAGGTTTTCTGTATTCGCTACGCTCCCAAGTCCTAACCGCTGCTTTCCAATCTTTCATGGAGTTTTTACCAACTTTCCATCCGTTACTTTCGTAGTAATCAAAGAATTGTTCAGCGTTTACATTATTTTTTCTTTCAATGCAGTACTGTTTAATTTCAGATAGAGTAGGTTTTTCAAAACGCTTGCGTTTTGTTGTAGTGCTTTTTGCACTACTATCTTTCTCTATCTCTAACTCTTTCTCTATCTCTAACTCTTTCTCTATCTCTCCGTAACCACTTTGTAACATTGGTGTAACATTGTTACGCTCCAACTTGTCTTTTTTAGCTCTACACTTACGCATTCTGCTAGCTGCAGCTGTTTCACACCCTGTACTATTTTTTGTATCTGGTAGGTAGTATTCTTCATCAGAACACATTTCAAGTAGTCCGATTTTGAGTAAGTACTGTATTGTTATTTGTACATTCTCTTCTTTTTCATCAAGGTCTAATGCAAGTTCCGATGCAAAATCATCTTCTAACCCATCAAAGTATAATTTCCCATCACTCATAATCGAACGTAACAACATTTTGAGATAGATAATTGTATAGGTATCACCACCTGCAATTTTTCTTAATCGTTTAATTTCTTTACGTTGGAAAAAGTCCTTGTGTAACTTTAGCCAGAAATATCTTTTCGGCTCGCTCATAGGCTAATTTTCCACTTCTTCCGCTTTTGATAAGCATTTATCAATCTTATCTAGCGTATCTGCTAAAAGTCCTAATTCTTTATCATCTCGTCTTTTCTTGTCATAGTTAACGTGATTAATTACATCAAGCACGTCTTTTAATTCTGTAATTTCTTTTTCATGTAATTTATAACTACCATTTTCTCGTTCTAGTTTTTCGATGCGTTTAAATACATATAATTCAACTACATTAATTCCCCTCATATCGTTTCGTCCTTTCGCTTATAATTTCTTGTAATTTTCGTCTAACCTCTTTTGCATTAACCCCATGTGCTATCGGTACATGACAATGCATACATAAACAGGCTAGATTTTCCAAGTTGCTTTTACCTGACTGGGAACGAAATACAATGTGATGTACTGCTATCCCATCACTACTTCCGCATAATACGCATCTGTAATGATCACGTTCTAATGCTTTTGGTTTGTTTACTTTTAGGAGTTTGTTATCCTCTCGTTTCGCTTTGTTCATTTCCCCACCCATCTATAAGTGATTTGATATATTCGCTTGGTTCTAATGGAATATCTAGTTGATGACATTCATCAACCAAACATTCTATTAAGCGTTGCATTTCTTCAACGTTGTATACGGATGACCCTTTGTATAGATGAACCACATATACACCTTGCACTTTTGCACTTGCCCCTATATCATCTGCAAACCATCCAATACCTTGCTTGCTCCAACTTGCTATGGCATCGTCTTTGTCTTGTGCAGTAAAGCCAGCAGTTATGAATATTCCACAATCTCTAATGGCTTTTTTGTACACATCCTCTTTTGATATGTATCCATTTTTGCTTAACTCTTTGGCTATCTTTTGACATAGAACCCAGCAATAAGCATTAGCGTTCATACTGCGTGATTTTGATTTCTTTTTGATTTCAATCACGTATTCTTTGTCTTTATCTAGTTTTGCTAGGTCATTGTCATGTGGTGCTGGTATTACTACCATTACACCCAGCGGCGAGCGTAACAATTCAATGTTATTTGTTGTCCACTTCATAACCTTTTACCCAATCATAAAGTTTTGACATCTGATCTCGTGTGATGTTATCAATCACTCCAACACCAAACATTTTTGTAAGTTGTTGGTTTAGTTGCTCACTACTAATCCCATGTTCGCCAGCCGTTTGTAATACAATTGCATACGCATTTTGAGGGTTAAACTCTTTTTCTTTCTTTTCTTTTTCTGCTGCTGCATTTATTTTTGTATCTTGCAATCCTCTATATACATCAGCACCTACACCAATCATTTTTGCTGCAGTACCTAATGCATCAGTAACGGCCATCTTAAAGGCTTCATCGTTGCCGTGAAAACCATTTTTATCTTTGTAGATTAGGAAATCTCCACCATATCCCGGAATTGGTTCACTCCATTCATCACCATCTTTGATGTATAGATTTACCAATACATACAACATGGTTTCTTTGGTTTCCTCGACTGGTACTTGTTGAGTACTAACAACTTCAAACTTCCAACCAATTCCACACATACCATATGTTTCTGTTAATACTTCCCATCGCCATTGAGGTGAAATATCAAATTTTCCT